AGAGATGATTAAAGAGTTTGCCCCTACTGCCGTCGTGTGTAATGGCGATGCGCTGGACGGGGCTTCTATAAGCCGTTTTCCTCGTACTGATTGGAGTAAGCTGCCAACCATGAAAGAGGAATTGGAAGCCTGTCAATATTTTCTAGGTGAAATTGAATCAGTAGCTAAGGGCGCTAAATTGTTTTTTCCAATGGGCAATCATGACCAAAGGCTAGAGGCTAACATTGTTGCCAATCTTCCGTCTTTTGAAGGTATACCTGGCACTAGCCTTAAAGATTACTTTCCTATGTGGCAGCCTTGTTGGTCTTTTTGGGTAAATGAAGATACTTGTATTAAGCATCGTTGGAAAGGTGGCTGGACAGGCGGTAGGAATAATGCCGTTAATTCAGGTGTCAACATGATTACTGGTCATACTCATGTGTTATCTGCCATTCCATTTAACGATTACAACGGTACACGCTGGGGCGTACAGACAGGAACTCTAGCTGACCCTAATGGGCAACAGTTCAGCTATACAGAAGATACCCCTAAAGATTGGAATAGCGGCTTTGTAATGCTATCTTTTGAGCGCAGCAAACTATTGCAGCCTGAAATGATTAGAGTTTGGGGTGAAGATGAAGTTGAGTTTAGAGGCAAGATACATCAAGTATGAGGCTAAATCCAGAGGTTATTAGAAACCTTTACGCTTCTCTTTATTGTTGTTATCCATTTACTAAATGGAAAATGCCTGTACCTGAAGAAATAGATTTTGTTGTTACTGCTGACCCTGAAACAATGGGTACTTACTTATACGATACAGGTGAGGATTATGAGCATACCATTACTATTTCTTCCGCCAGGTGCGGTCATTACTACACCGTTATAACGACACTAGCCCATGAAATGATACATCTTAGCTTTCATCGGCAAAAGGGTGATAAATGGATGCAACATGGCAAACCATTTAGAATTCGTTGCAAACTGGTTGCTACTGAATTAGGCTTTGACCCTTTGGAGTTGTGAGTTACTCATAGCCCTTTCCAAGTTTCTGACTGACTCGCTCCAATAACCTCTCACAGGATATTTGCCATTTTTGCTCAAAAGCAGAGATACCAAGGTGGTGAAGGGAATCATTTCCAAGCCGATGATGGATTGGGCAAAGAGGCAAGACTGGGGATGTAGACCTCTTAGCTCCATATCTCCGCACATGATGGATTTCCGCTGGCGAGCCGCCTTCAATCCCAAGGACTTCGGAGCATAGAATACATCCGAGTTCTGCAATCTTATTGAGAGCGTTCTTTTCATCTTTTGTAGCCATTAGCTAGTGTGTACCAATCTCTATAAAATTGTTTTAATTCTGAAAAGCTAGTGCCACATTTCATAAACTCACCGTTTTTAGTTATTTGCCAGTAACTCTCTACAACGGTTTCATCATTGGTATTGCCAACAATGATAAGCACAATAAAATTTTCTTTACTAGCTAAGGCTTTAAGCATAATCTTTTGACCTTCGCTTAATTTCTCACCAGAATTCTTCCATTCCATGATTAGAAATTGACCATTGCGCTCTACAATACCATCTATATCACATGGTACAAAGCCTGGGTTATCAGCTATAAGCCCTTTAAAATCACAATAATCTTGGTGTTTAGCCAAGATATTACGCATTAGTTTAGCCATTGTTTTCTTATTTGTTCGTATGTAGCAAACTCTAATTTAATGGTTTCATCTGCTAAATCATGGGCTATTTTAGTAGCTTTTTCGTATTGATTTTTAAGTGTAGCGTTGTGATAGCATTTTAATAATTTTTGTATACGCAAATAGTTTTCAGAGTAATCATTCATCTAGTCATTCTTTCAATATTACGGTTGCTTGCTTCAGTTGTGCGCCATGCCTCAAATCTCATCTTAGCTGCCTCTAATTGCCATCTAAGCGCTTCTGTTTGCTCTGTAGCTATTCCAATGGCTTTGCATAAATCTTGGTATTCTTGGCTTGCGTAGGCTTCCATTTCTTTTGCGGCAATGCTAGAACCCTTTGATTCTGTAGCTTTAATTGCTCTAAGAGAATGTCTAAAATTTTCCAACTCTGCCAATCTGCCTTTTGCAGCAGCATAATCTGGCGCTTTCTTGAAAATGAAGTCAATCGCATCATTTGGGTCTTTCATTTTAAGTTCATCCATAGGCCAACTTGGGCGGCAGCATAGCCAATCCAAATTAAAGCGTTGCTATTTGAACCCTTAAAATATTGAGCTAATCCTACAACTAAATACCCAAGCCCTGTTGCTGCGACAATATACCTTTCCAGCATCCCCATTCCCCTTTGTTTCCTAACTTATATTGCGTGTAAAAATCACGCAAAAGCCGTTCGTCAAGATTGTATTTACTGATGTACTGCCTGAACCAAGTTAAACCTTTCTTAGCTCTTAAATGGCATAAAAATCTTACTCCACATTCATGTTTAGCTTTCTCAAGCACTTTTCTTTGAGAGTCTGGTAAGTATCATAACCATTGCCGATAACACCAAGTTCTCTAGCTTTTGCTTCAATACCTTCATTAGTAAACATCCACTTTTTATCACTTTTCTCTCTCCTTGGTTCAATAATTAACTCATCTTCCCAGCGTTCTTGATTTAACCAGGTTGCTGGATGAGGTATAAATTCTAACTCAGTTTCCTTAGCTTTCCAATACGATAAATGGTCATCTATGGCTCTGCAAGCGTCTAGTTGTTGTTGTTCTGTTAACTTGGCAAATGCTTTGCAAGCAACTGCTTTGGCTATCTTTCTTGGATATAAAGACCAGAATTCATCAAACATTATTGCAATACCCTTGGGCTTGATGGTGTAGATGGGCTACTTGGTACTGTGTAGCCTGTGTTGCCTACAACACTTTGTGTATAACCGTTTGGAGTTGTGATAACCACTTGGTTTGGATAAATAGTAGCGGTTTGGGTTGTATAGCCCATTGGGTTTACAAATTGCGCTGTATTGCCGTTGATTTGTACCGTTCCAACATTGTAGCCACGACTATCAGTCATTGGATACGTTTGCGCTTTAGCTGGTATACCGTATGCAAATAGCCCACCTAGTACTGCACCTAATAAACACGCACCTAAAAAATCTTTCATTTAAATCCCCTTAAATGTTTACTCGATATTGAGTAGATGTAGTTTCCCCAATAGTCTAGTTATAGTCCACTAGTATTTATACCTATGTTGCTTTTATACCAATCCCAAGAGGTTTGAGCGCACCTAGCCTACCTAAGTGCGCCTTCAGAGTATTCCCATTGAGGAATCGCTCACCCGACAGTCTTGCATGGTATAGGCACTATCTTCGCCACCTATATTGCGCTGTTTCAACCATTACCCCCAGTAGCGCTTTTAATCCTATCCCCTGGTATGTCGTTAGAGCCTCGAGATAGGAAGATGAGTTTACATCAATTGCGATGGTACTTGTCAAGCGGATTAAGTAACATACTTTTTAGAAGTTCATCTATATTTCTAAACCATTGAGTTACCTTCATGCCGCTATGCGTGTAAATGGTAAAACTCATATTCTGTCTATGAAAGTGTTGCTTTTTGGCACAAGCTCAGGCCATATCCAATGCCAGCAAGTAGGAAACATCTCCTGGCGTGTAATAAGCCCATGTGATTCCTTTTCTAGTAATGCTGCCAACATCATTAATTTGTCTGCTGGAATGGTGCTATTGCGCCATTGGTACACAGCTTGTACGCTGACATTGGTTTTCATGGCTACTTTTTTAGCGCCACCAAGTAACTCAATCATTTGTTCTGCGGTTAGTTTATTTTTCATAGTAAGCAAAGTTTACCCTATTTGTTTTATTTATACAACACGCTTGCACTTTTTGTAAATTTACTTTAATATTTAGTTATAGCAATTTTGCTATGCCATTAAAGGGGAATTTTATGGGTGAATTAAATCAACTAATGCTAGAGCATGAAGAATTTTTAGAGTCAGCACTTGATGACATGGAATACGGTGGCGAGCTTACACAAGAGCAAGTTGACTGTATACGCCAAGCGTGTGGCAAACCAAAACGCAATGTAGTCCTTAAAGAATTGTTTAACGACTTTGGCAATATTTTTGGAGGTGCAAAATGAGTTTTTATGACAACATAAAAGCATTTCCAGTAAACACCGAATGGGATTATGGCGGTGAACAAGGGTTTAAATCTGCTGGAATGGATTTGCGTGATTATTTTGCGGCTAAAGCTATGCAAGGAATGATTGACAGTTCTATTGAATCTGGCGTGTCATTAGAGTTTATAGCTGAATCTGCTTACAGAATGGCTGACGCAATGATGGAGGCTCGTAATGAATCAATCTGAATCAATTGCTAACCTTGCTTTAGCTTTATCCATCGTACAAGGAAAACTTACTTATGCGGTTAAAGACTCTGCTAATCCTTTCTTTAAGTCTAGGTATGCTGACCTTGAGTCTGTTTGGGATGCTTGTCGTAGCCTTCTTTCTGAAAATGGGTTGGCAGTTTTGCAATTTCCAGGGGAATATTATGATGGGGCTATGTCCTTAACTACTATCCTAACGCACAAGTCTGGCGAATGGATTGGTCAAGAAATGTCTGTACCAGTAACTAAGCCTGACGCACAAGGCGCTGGTTCAGCTTTAACCTATATGCGTAGATACGCATTAGCAGCAGTAGTAGGAGTAGTGCAAGCAGACGATGACGGTAATGCCGCTTCGTCACCTAAACCAGTAGTAAAAGCAAAGGATATTTAATCATGGCTTATGTAC